CCGACCTTCGGCCGCAATGATGATGCTCTTTACGATTTCAATATATGTCTTAAGCTGAGCCTTCTTCCAGTGAGAGTACGCATCCTTCAATTCAACGTCTTTACCTTGCAGAGCGTCAAACAACTCTGCATACAAAGGCTTATAATATTCTGCGATCTTTTGCGAGATTGCAGGCTTAATGTCTTTCTGACGCATCCACGCAGTGGCGTCAAAAGACAGTTTACCAGTCTTGAAAAAGATATCAATCTGGTTTTCGATATCACCGATCAATTCAGCAGTCTTATCACGAACACGTTCTTGAATAGAAATGACTGGCTTATCTACGATGATCTCTTCAGGATCAGGTTCAAAAGTCTTGACCGCAGATTTGATCTTGTCCCACATACGATCTTCATATTCATCAGGCAGATGACCGCCCTGTGATAAAATACGGCACATCCATCCGATTGAATTTGGAAGCTTAGCCTTGCTGACCTTCTTTAGCTCATTGCGATCATACTTGACGCTTTTCAGATAAACGAGAACAAACTCTTTAGCCTGATCCGTTGAACAGACGTAATTATACCAGTTGAGGGCGCGCGCGAGATCGCTCTCGGAACACCCTTCAATCAGCAGAGGCTCATCACCAACATACTTTACGTCCATGGCAGAAGCAAGCTTTGACATTTGTTTTCCTTAGATTTGACCGAACTTCATTTCAGCAAAGTTCGCTATTAGGCAGACGCCGTACTCAAGATATTCATAATCATAGCTCATCAGCTCGGCTTTGTCAAGTGCTTCCTCAATATTGGAATACACTCCTGACATTCCGAAAACGTCAATCATACGATCCATATCCCCATTCCACTTCAATGTCTCATCATTGAAGTTTCCGTATATGTTATCTATGGCTTGACTATAGGCTACCCTGAACTCTGGGCCAGCTGTCTGGAGAACAAAAACACCGTTATCAGCAGACATTAACTTACAACAATGCTCTTGATCGAGTCTAGTCGGAAAGATCGCCATCCACCATTTTCGATATCCCACACCGAAAGAACACCATCGTTTTCCTTGCGAGTGCTTTCGGTGAGCAACTGCGGACCTTCAGGTGCAGGAAGATATTCTGCAAGAAGGGTGCATCGCATCGTGCGTTCGGTACCATCAGCCTTCGTGAATACTACGGTTGCAACAGTGCCCTGAAGTTGCTGCTTCAATTCATACTTATTCAACATCATACGTTCTCCTTAATAAATGCATCATATCCATCAGGTGTCATGTGGTACGCAAGAACCTTCTTGAGTGCATCAAGTAGTTCTTCATCATATTGCAAGTCTTCCTTCATATGATCAGCTATAGTACCATTCTTTTTCAAAATCTCAAGATTTTGAACGTTCTCTCTGACCATCTGATAATCTTCTTTCAATACCGAGAGTGTGATCCTGTCGGCCGTTTCATAATCAATCTTGATGCCTTCGATCATTGATTTGTTCCCATAAGATTGTGACTTTCAGCGTATTCCTGAAGGTCTTCAAAACCACCAATACGAGTATTATATACGAAAACTTGTGGTACTGTCAAGGGTAAAGATTCGGGCAAGAGTGCCTTCAATTCCTCACGCTGATAGTCTCGACCAAGCTTCAATTCCTCAAATTGAATACCACAGTCCATCAGTAATCGCTTCGCTTTAACACACCAAGGACAATCGTCTTTTGTGTATACTTTATACATTCTTACACTCCCTCACATGCTTGCAATCTTTACGAAAGCCAAAGCCGACACAGGAACAACTCCAGTTCGTCTCGTTTCGCGTCACTGTATATGTAGTACCAGGTTTTGAACCCTGTATGACGAATGTCTCGCTTCGCTTATCTGGTGCTTTCATTGCATATTCGCTCATGCCAAGAATACGAGTGCGATCAATTATGCGAAACGGAAACTGTGTATCACCCGTAGACAGACAAATGCAATCAGCCGTTACCCACTTAGGATTCGGAACGATCATGCCAGTATATTCGTTGACCTCTTGAATGATGCCACTAGCATAACGAGATGCCTTGTCAGCATTTACATTCCGAACCTTAAGTGTCACAGTCTGTGTCATATGATGCCAATTGCCTTCAGTTCACGAATGCTATTCTGAGCCGAAGTGTGGAGTACCCAAATGCCACCACCTTTGACCCACAGAGGACGCCACTTTTCCCAGTCGTCAACGATCACATCACCAGGCTTAGCGTGCTTGATCTTATCGCGCGACTTACAGACGATCATATCAAGTTCAGGAAAATACTTATCACGCCAACGAAGCTTCTGGCTCTGCGCTAACAGACCACGACCGTTTTCAGGTGCACCAGTCAGAATGATCGGCTTCAAGTGCCTTACAGCATCTACCAACTCATATGCATCTGGCATCGGATCAAGCGAAAAGAAGAAGTCGCTTGTATCAAAGATACGATCCCAAAGGGCATCAGCACCAGCGCGGTCTTCAAACTCTCTTGGGTTCATACCGACAATCTCTCGCGCCCTCTTATCGAAGTCGGCGAGAACACCATCACAATCAAGAAACAGTTGAGCCATTTTCATCTTTCACTTCAGCATCCCAATAACGCACATAAAAATATTTGCCATACGAATCAATTTCTTCTTGAGGATAACCACAATCTAATATGAACTGTCGATGGTCTTCAATTCCATCTGGAATCATACGAGGAAATCCATACTTCCAACCAGAAGGTGGATCAATCATTCTAACTGTCTTTTTCACTTTTCCCACTCCGTATTACAAGTCATACACCGAAACGTCTTTGTTTCCGTATTGTACGAAGCAGGACGATCAGTATGGAGAAGTTTACACCAGATACGCTTGAAAAGCAAGATCATATCTTTCGTCCTAATGATGCAGGGTCAGTTTGATCACTTATGAACATGGTTGCGCCTTTGTTCCACAGAGGAGCAATGCGTGTCTTCTTACGTTCGATTTCTTTTACCGTCTCAGCACTCTCGACACGATCACGCTTCCACTTCCAATCATCGACGGAGCGTTTGTAACCATTTGCAGGAATAGCATTAGACAAAGGAGCAACATTGGTATTCTCCACAGTTAGATCAGACATGTTATTGATGAACTTGGCCTTACGACCCTTTAACACAGAAGCAAACATCTGCTTGCGTTCTTCACGCAGGCGAATAGATTTAGCCGAGGGCTTCTTGCGCTTGCTGCTGGAGCTAGTGTACATTATCATTTAAAGTACCCATCCATCTGTCCACTCATCACGTTTCTGCTTTTCAGCATCGTATATCATTAGCATAAAACTGTTGATGTCGTCAAGTCGAATCTTTTCAATGTCCTTTTCGCCAACAACATATACGATATATTCCCTAGTCAGGGTAGGAATCTCAGCATACGTCTTGAACGGTGCGGTCTTCATTTCAGCAAAAGGTACGAACATCACATGGCTCCAGTCCAACGAACACGCTTAAAATCACCAGTCATAACACTACCGCGGGCAAAGTTCTTTGCTGGAGCTTTCCACGAGGCACTCTTGAGGATCGTGCCGACAGGAAACTGACCAGCTTTCTGAACAATAAACGAGTGGGACGACCTCTGACCCGTGGGAGTAGACTGAACCACGCGAATGTAAGACGAACCACGTTCAAACTCAATTTGAAACTCATCAACCATATTCTGCTGAGTTTTGGTCAACTCACGGGTGCCGTTCTGCGACCACCAGTTGATATAATCCTGCTTGAGGTAAGCGGCGTAGTCGGCGAGGTACTGTTCAAGATTCTGCATGATTTCACTCCATCTCAACATCGCGCGGCTTGACGATAAAGTGTGCCGCAGCAATCTTACGGGCCCGCTTCTTTGTGTCGGCGTACACACCAAACCTGAGACCACGATAAAACGTCAGAAAGTATTTCATAGTCAAGTTCCTGTCTCTCACTTACATACACATTATAACTGGTTGGATGGTGGAAGCAAGCATTATTTTCGGTTTTGGGTGCGACAAGTTGTCACACCACGAAGCCCGTGGTGTCCTTCTTAGCCTTGCCCTTGGCGTAAAGAGCGACTACCACACCCATAGGATCAAGGATACGGACATCATCGTCGTCGCCGTCAACAAGGTCGAGCCCAAGGAATTGTTGCTTTTTAAGCAACATATCTTCCACAATCTGACGGGTACGGAACACAACCGCAAGACGCATACCCATTGTAACCGCTTTCTTAACAAAAGATTGAAATGCAGCAACCCCAGAGTAGGAAAACGTCAGGTCGTAGTTGGCGGGAATGTTCTTGCGATTAGCAAGCTTGGTGTAGTCATAAAACTGGGTCTTGGGCAGGGACTGAATAATCCCGTAGTTTTCCCAGCGGATATCAGAGGTGCCGTTCAGACGAACCAGAAGCTTCCAGTCACCGTCTTTTGCAGCCTGTTTCTCAAGGTTGACAATCTCCTTGGTCAAAAGCGCAAGGAAATCAGCACGATATTGCGACCAGAAGAGGGCCTTGCGGAGACGAGAATAAAAGACGGAGGACATAGCACCACGACCAGCGGTGAACAGGCAAGCTAGGTCACATTGGGCAACCGTCGCCATGGGGCACAGTTGCTCACCAGACTGCATGGCAGGGGCTAGGTAAAGAATGGCGGTTTTGTAACCGATTTTCTCACCTTTGATGGTCTTGGCGTCGCCAGACACTCCCAAAAGCTTCTCCGGGAACTTGGAAAAGAGCTTCACAAGCTTGGGTGTAACCAGGATTTGGTTACGAATGGCGGGGTCAAGCTTGGACAAGTCATAGCGAATGGTCATGGTCAAGCTCCTGTCTCTGATTACTTGTATAGAGTACAGGGTTTATCCGAATAAGGCAACCAAAATCGCCCGATTTGCCTGCGTCAGATTGTCGCATCAAGGAAGTCGGTCAGATCGGATTTCCTAAGCTTTTCCTTAAGCATACGCAGGGCTTTCTGTTCAATCTGACGCACGGTTTCCTTTGTGAGGCCAAGCTCCTGTCCTACATCTTCAAGCGTCAGATTGTTCCAGAAACGCAGGTACAGAACCTTAACCATACGCTCGCCTCTACGGCTCTGCTTAAGTTGTTCTATAGCCTTGCTCAAGTAAAAGTCACCGAGATAGTTCATGGTCAAGTTCCTGTCTCTCATTACTTGTATAGAGTACACGATCCAGAAGGAAAAGGCAAGCAAAATCGCCCGTCCAGACTGCGACAGGTTGTCGCACCTTGAGCTTAACCATAGGCTTTATCTATAGCTTGATATGGGATCGGTGGACGCGAACGTAAATCTGGTCATTGTACCACTGGTCGGACTCAAGGACGCGCCGATCTATCTGTTCTCTCATCTCAAGATAATTGGCCGTACCCTTGGTCTTGCATAGGTGCAATATTTCACGACTAAAGTTTTTAGAGCCAAGCTTCTCTACATCAGATTGAAGTTCTTTGCTTGATCCATAATATGTTTTCCAATCACTCTCGACCTTAGACCTTTTCTTTTTGCCTTTGACTTGACGAGTCTTGACTTTCTGTAGAAGCTTTTTACCTATGTAAGCTTTCTTTGTCTTGATGTTTGTTATACAATACACAAAAGCAAGATGACCGTCTAGATCATCTTGCTCAATTGCTTTGCCTTTGTATTGCCACGGGTTTTCATATTCCATACTGAAGGTACCTCCATCAGTATGTATATGTTATCTATTCGTCACTATTTCCATTCTATAAGTTCAAATCTACCATCATGATGTTCAACGATAGCAGTTAAGCTTTCAACCCAATCACCACAGTTTATGTATGTCATATCATCAATCTGTCTAATTTTTGCATGATGTATATGACCACATATGATTCCATCAAAACCTTTTTTCTTCACATAATCTGAAAGTGTTTCTTCATAGTTGCCGATAAAGTTTACCGACTCTTTCACTGTTTGTTTTAGATATGAAGACAGCGACCAATAAGGCATACCTAATGTTTGTCTTATCTTATTCAAACCTAAACTAATTATAATGCTAACATCATACGCCCAAGAACCAAGATGAGATAACCACTTAGCATTTGTAGTTACAACATCAAATTGATCACCATGTGTTACATAATATATCTTACCATCTACTCCAACATGAACAGATTCTTTTGCAAGTAGAACATGTCCAAACTCAGCATCACAATATTCACGCATAAACTCATCATGATTGCCTGGTATATAAATGATCTCTGTACCTTTTCTAGCGCGTCTCAGTAACTTTTGAACAACATCATTATGATCTTGAGGCCAATAGTTTTTACCGCTCATTGCCCAACAATCAATTATATCTCCGACAAGATACATCTTTTCACATTCAAATGTTTTAAAAAAGTCAAGCAGCTTATCTGCTTGACTCATTCTTGCGCCTAAATGTAAGTCTGAAATGAATACTGTTTTATAAGAGTTCATCTGAAGTCCTTATATTCGTTAGTATGTGGTTTACCTTTAAACGTTACACACAAATAGCTCACGAAATATAACCATGTTGTCTTTGCAACACCTTGCTTAGACAATCTCCTTGAAGAAGAAAGGAGATTCAACTTCATATTGAATTTAATTTTACCAAACTGTTGTAGTCTCTTTGCAGTCATAGTGTCTTCACCATAAAAGGCTACTGTAGTATCATAACCATTCAAACTATCTAAAGCGGACTTACGAATCATACAATTACCGCCTTGTAGAAATACTCCTATTGTTAAACAACAAATATAGGCTAGATAGTAATATAGTCTGACAAAGAATCTAAGTTTTAAAGATGCGTCATCATATATCAACGGCCCTGTAACTGCAACAACAGTATCATCAGACATAGTTTTGAGTGCAGTTTCAGTCCATCCCAAAGGTATTCTAGAATCGGCATCTATGTTAGCTATTAAATCATACTCAGATTCTAGATATCCTCGTTGTCTCGCAAAAACAACACCCTTTTGATTTTCACTAATAACAATTGCACCTTCATCTCTAGCAATGTCTGCTGTTGAATCTGTGCAATTGTTATCAATGACTATGATTTCGATATTTGGTATATTTTTAGTGTCGTCTTTAATCGAACGAATACAATCTCTAATAAACTGCTCTTCGTTATAGCAAGGTATAATAAAAGATATACCTTTATTACTCTTCATCTTCATCATTTTTTTGAGCATCTTCATCATATGCATCTGAACCACAGAATGGGCAGAATTTAGGATAACCTGAGGTATCGCCTAGCGTATAAACTAAGCGATACTCAGAGTCACAACATTCACAAGTTTTGTTCTCTATATTTTTTGACATTAAATTTCGCAGCCTCCAGCCACACAAGCTAATTCTTGACTACCAATAGTCATGTCTTTAGTCTCGTATTTAGCTAGTTCAGTCCAATCAATATCTTTAGGCATCTTGGCGCGAAGGTCTTCATACGTATCTTTATCACAATCTTGATAAGGAGCTTGTTGGTATACGTGATCAGAGAATGGTAAGAATGAAACGCCGCTCATTTCATCAAAGTACTTCCATACCCAAGCACCGACTTCTGGCCATTCATGTTCTTTGACAGATACAGTGATTGATGGCTTATGTTCACACCATGCACGCTGATAAACAAGCCAAAGCTGAAGTTGTTCAATAGCAGTCATATCTGTACGATACACAGCAGCATCGGGTGACTTGATTGGGAACGAGAACACGAATGTATGACCTGGCTTCATTACATCATCTTCACAAGGGAAACCCATGTCCTTCATCATAAGAGCGAGCGGGTCTTTCTTATCAGCACGAACTGTGCGTACATAATATGGACTATGACGAGCATGAATACCAGAAGCAGCATCAACTAACTGTGATACTGTACCAGAAGGCTTGACACATGTGATAGCCGCAGAAACAGGAATACCGATCTTCTCAGCCCATTCCTTTGCAGTCTCTTGTGCTACTTCACGCAGAACCTTCAAGAAATCATCTAGACCTTGAAGCCCGAGCGTCTTGCCATTCGTAAACTCGTTATCCATAATGCCCGTGAGTGATACTCCAAGAAGCCTCTCTTCCTCACAGTTTTCTTTCCA